TCTTGAAAGGTGGGGGAGGCGGGTGACGGACGAACCTCTAAAGGCGTAGTAGTTGTTATGGGGGCAGAAGGATCTAAAGTTATATGAGAAGCCACATCTAGGGCAAGTATTTGCTGCATACCTGTAAGAGCGTTATATACAGCTAAAAACATGTCGTCGTGGATATCTTGTGTCTCGGCCACGTGTGACGCCGCGTAGTCTGCCGCCGCAGCGGGAGCAAACCCTATAGCATTGTCCTTCTTACTTTGCAGAGAGTCCGCGTAGGTGGAGGCTCCGGTGATAGCCTGGGCTAGAAGGGAGGCCAGTGTTTTAGTGACAAAGTCTACTTGGTTTACTGTATTAGCCATTTATTTATCCTATACTTGCCTAAATACTTCTAGGTAGTCAACAAAAGCTCTACGGGTTACGTCAGTTGTCTGGAAACCAAAGCCGGCCCTCCCAGAAGTGTAGGGGGCGCTTCCTGAGTTAACCCCCAGGGTGTCATCAAAGAAGCCGTTAGGGTTAGCAGTAGTAGTCATTCCGGGGATCGTCTCCCACTGAGGGGTGGAAACGTCCCCTGAGTTATTTCTAAAGACGTTTAGAAGAACGTCCCCCGTTCCGTTAACAACTACGTCTAGTCTTAGATGTACCCACTCGTCAATAGCAACGGGTTCCGTGCTTTTTAGTAAAATCCCAACGCCAGAGGGATCCTCGTCCCCTGCCACTAGACCAGAAGACATACCATCCCCAGGTTGAGTTTTTCTAAGAACAATAAAGGAAGGGTCGTCGTCTTGTAACCCTAGCATGTAGCCTCCATCAGTAACCGCGGCGCCTTGCCAAGCAGTGTATAAAAACACACTGTAGTTGGTGGAACCCCCGGAAGGGGCTCTCTTCATGGCGCCACGCACGGAGCTGCCACTAGACATTGGAGCAAAGTTTACTTGGTTATTGAATAAACCTACAGCCCCAACCCCAATAGCTAAGCTGTTGAAGCCATAAACAAAGTTATTGCCCCCGACAGGAGGTGTTGTTCCGGCAGTAACCCCCCGGTCTACGGTTTGTGCGGCCAGTACGCCTGTTAAAAATGTCCAATCTGCTTGTGCCATATATCTTCCTTTAAATTAGTGATGTAAGGGTCCCGTCGTACGCCCATTGTTTATCTGTGTTTGCGTTCTCTAGAGTAAAGTCCAGAGGTGGGTTGGGTGACTTCACGGAAATCTCAAAGTTTGCCGGAGGAACGCGCGAACTACGAAGTCCCATGACGTCACTGGCCTCTGAAAAAGCGTCTAGCTCTATGCTCCCAATACTTATTTGGTTTACAAAAGAGTCTCTTATATCTGTCACTGATAAAGTTCCAGATGTGTTATCCACAAAGAAGGTTTGGCCGAACGTACTTATTTCCCACACACCCACTGATGCGTTTTGGAAGTCTACCTTCTTCTGAACGGGGTCTACGGGAAGGATGAAATCTTCCTCGTCTGAGGCCGTCCCGTTATCGAAGATCGCTCTCCCCAAAAGACCTGAGGCGTCACCAGCAAAGACAACCATGTGCCCGTCAGGCCCGTCCACGCTTATATCAAGAACTGCGCTCGGAGGAGAGACTGTTATGCTAAAGTCTGAGGCCATAGCTACATATGTAGTTCCCAGGACACCCCCGGGAACGGCGGTGCCATCAATGAGAAGAGCAAGGGCCTGGGCTATTGCCTGTCTTTCAAATGAAGGAATTATCACGGGAGGATTAGAAGTATGCGTGAAGTTTACTCCGTTTATGGTCACCGTGTAGTCCGTGCTCGCTACGGCGTCTTCTATCGCTACCCCTTGAGAAGTAAAAACTCTTTTATCGTTTTCGTTGTTAAGCCACTGTGCTTCAAAGTCTTCCTCAGGCTTACTTCCAGTGAACACAGCAAAAGAAATTTTAGCTGAGTCCTCCTTGGCGCCTACCACGACGTCTGAGTTAAGAGGCTCGTTTGCGGAGTAGTCTACCCTGTTCCTCTCATCTGCTGGTGCAAGGGAAACTTCTCCCACGGAAGAAGTTGAAGTGAAACCAGACAGGGCATTTATCTTAGAAGCTATTGCGGAAGCTACGTCACTAGGAGTGTCCCCTACGGCGGCCTCATAACTAACAGTGCTGCCATTAACAGTAGCATTATAAGTTTGGTAAGGATCTACAGTATTGTACGTTATAGTCCTTGTTGTTAGGACGTACATGTAGTCCTGATTGTCCGGCCACTCGCTCTCGAAGTCCTCGTATGGGTTACTTGTGGGCGCCCCGCCTTCAAACGCTGAAAATAAAGCTGAGTTAGTGGTGAGTAGCTCTAAAGTAAAGTCCTCTGTTCCCTTTACTACTACGGGGTTCGGGGATACAGCATCCAGACCTAGGATAGAGGTTGAAGTCCCTCCTACTCTTAGGGACTTTCTGTAGTCTCCTGGACAAGATAGTTTAACCTGCCCGCTTGGTAGTGCAGACGAAACCACGGCAGGAGAACTTACAGCGTTCACCTCATCCGCTACATCTTGGGCGGTTTTTGTACCAGCAGTAAATGTAACAGTGTATGTAGGAGGGGCAACTAAGGTAAAGTCATCAACTGTAAGCTCTAGAGTCTCTCCCCCAGAAAAAATAAAGGACTCACTAAGAGGAGTAACAAAATCCGCCGACAGCTCAGACCACTGAGCCGAGAACGCCTCTTTAGAATCCTGGTATGCTCCAGAAGAAAAAGAAGAGGCTTGCGTGTCTAGGGAGGAGAAGCTATACAGGAAGAAGGAGTTATCCTCTTGGAGGTAAACCCCGGGAGACAGGGCTAGTGAGGTCGCCGTCGATGTGGCTAATATTTCTAAGGTTGCTCCCTGACTATTGGTCTCAAGTACTATGTAAACGTTATCACCGGAGGCGTAAGCTTCCAGCAAAGGAGCAAGTGTAGTTATAGACGCAGCAAGACCCGTCGCGGTTGGCTGTGGGGGGATGCCTGCAGGTACAACGTAGGTCTGGATTGCTCCCCCGTTGACCTTATAATTTATTGTCTCTCCAGAGGTGAGAGACCAGCTAGGCTGGGGGGACGTTACTAAACCCTGAGTATACCCAAGCTCAAAGGACTCATACGCGGTGGAAGGAAAAGCAATTTGACTGTTAAAAGCAGAAATCTCTTCAAACGTATATGTAAAGCTAGCCGTCCAGTATGGAGGGTTCATAGGGTCAATTGACCCAAGCTCAAAGTTAACGTTTTGAAAAGTATGAACCATTACAGGGTGTCCCCCGTGTCCCCGTCAATTAGAACCACGTCACCTAGAGTAGGAAACTGACGGGGTCCAAGGGTTACATCACTGCCCGCGTTGTTTAAAAGAAAGCTAGAAGGCGTGTCTCCTATTTTTCTGACGCCGATTGTGTCTCTTACAACGTTAAATATGTCAGACTTAGCTAGTTGATTAGTGCTTTCCCCATTAACGTCTAAGTACTGAGCACCAAACAAAACTGTGGGGTTTTGCTCACCCGTGGTGGTGGTTATAGCAAAGTATTGTTGTAGGTTACTACGCACTGTGGAGGCAACTGTAGCAGGAACCTCTCCATTAGCAATAAAGATAACGGCCCTCACATCAATCTCGAAGTAGTCAGGCCCGTAGGTCTCTAAAGAAAAGGTAAGAGTCCGGGGAAAGGGCGCGTCTTGACCCACAAACTGGTTTTTTACCTCTGTTAGTAGTACGGAAGAGGGCTGTCCTCCCCCAAAGGGAACTACAACAAGCTCTCCTGTATTTTCCTGAACAGCGACATCCTCGTTAGAAGTAAACATAAGGGCACGTGCGACCCCGTCTACGGCCTCTGCGACAATCCGGTAGTCTTCACGGGACACTGACCTCTGCTGAACGCGAACGGTCTCGGGGGCACGCGCTCTGATCGAAGCGTTGGTTTCCCTATCGGAGCCTCCTGAAGCTGCTTGAGGGTTTGTACAGACAATGGATAGGGGGGATCCTATGGAGTCTTGGTACGATTTGTCAACAGACACAATTGTACCAGGGATAAGGTTACCTCTGGCCCCGCCCCCGATCTCATAAGATATACTTACCGTTCCTGACGGAATTCCACCGTTTACACCAGAACCTGTAGCTACCACGGCCTTGTCTACGTCATTGTAGGCTACAGTGAAGTGAGCGTCGCTCGATGAGGAGTTTAAGAAGTTGTCTACTTCTGTAAAGAGGCCGTAGGGGGCAGCGCTAAGGGACACGGTCCCATCAATCACAGGGGAAGAAGACAAGAAAAAGATCTGATCTGCTTGGTCCGTTGACTCAAAGCTATTTGTAACTTTAGTACTATTTTTTACTGGAACAGTTAGTACTAAAGTTGTCTCGCCTTCTAGAATAGTACCAGATACCTCTCCTGTTGCTTGAAAAACAACAGTATCTATTTTAGACAAGTTTCTAAAGGTATCTCCCTCCAGCACGGTAACTGTTACTCCACCCGCGGGAGCAGCGCTGGGACGTGTGAAGGTTATCTCAAGGTCGGTGCTGGCAGCCGCCGCTGACTTAGGCTCAAACCCTACTAGCTTAGCCAAAGATATTAGATTCCTACGAGATCTAGCTGTACTCCAGCGTGACTCCCTGGCGTAGGAGTCTTGGTAGTACGTTAGGTGGTCCAGCACAAAAGCAAAACTCTCCAGAAGAATATTACCAAAGTTAGCTCGACTTTTATCTGTCCATTTAGGAAACACTGTATCTATGGTGGACTGTAGCCTGTCCAACATGGAAGAAAAGTCTTTAGCAGTATAATCTACGTTATTCTCTGGAAAGCTAGGCATTAGCGGATCTCCTCAATTATTTCTGTCTCATTTCCAGAAGTGGGGTTTATGCCAAGGGATGAGGCTCGCCCTCCCGCCACTATGGTATACCTCATTTTTACTACTAGAGAAGTACCATAAGTTTTATCATTATTAATTGTTAGGTTAAAGCCTGTTACCTTGATACGCGGCTCCCACCTAGAGAGAGCCTCAACAACATAGTACTGTGCTATCTCTTTTAGAATATTGTTAGCATTAGAATGCCTAAGCCGGTACAGTTGAGAGCCAAACTCAGGACGCCACCTAAGCTCACCCATGCGCTGCCCTGCTGCTGCCCGTGTGCCCAGAACCTGACCCACAGCAGACCTTACTAAGTTCTCAGCTCCACCGTTTAGAAAATCTCCTAAATCATCACGAGAGAAGGGCCGTAAGATACCGAAGCCAGTAACGGCTGCTCCTGGGGCAATGCTGTAGAAATCCCCGTTCTCAGAACTAGTAAGTCCCTCTAGGTCGTATGTGGAGTTAGTTGGCATTAATTTTCGTTTCCTGCATAGTCTAAGGCGTACACACGTATAGTTGGACTGCTGGGCCACCCAAGGAGAGGTCTTACAGAAAAGCTAAACCCGTCTGTCACATCTGTTTTTGTAGACGTAGCTATATATCTAGGCGAGAATCTATCCCCGTCGTAAACTGTGTCTACCCCTCCCCCTGAAAATATAGCACAGACAAATATCTTTCTCAACTGACTGCTGTTATCTGTAACAGTAAAGCTTATAGATTGTGCAGGCAGTAGCGTAGACCCATTCTCAGGCACAAAGTTACCAACTACGGGATTTGTTACATCTGGTGGAGGTGGGTCCGGAGGAGTAGGGGGGCACGCTTCTGGGAATAGCTTTGTTGTCCCTTTGTCGTCAACCGCCAGCCCCGCGATGGGGTCGCCAATGACGCCAGTGAAGAGGGCGGTTTCAGGTGGAGTGATCTCAGCCATGCTTCACCTCAAGGGTACGCGGTCGCCCCGTCCCACGGTAGGCTGATGCAGTGCGTCGTTCCGCCAACACTGCAAAGCCAACGGGTCAGCGTGTCGCTTGTTCCGCGAAGCGCTGCATCGGCCATCGTGCGTTGAAGGTATCGGAGTTTGCCGGCGAAGTGCGCGTGGTTCACATCATCGAATGCGACCCACTGATCGGAACGCGGCCAGCCGGGACCGTAATCGATGAACTGCGTCTGGCCGGTGGACCATGCGTTCGATGCGTCGAAGTGATCGAACCCCCAGTTCTCCGCGCCGCTGAGTTCTGTCGTGCCGTCGATGGGCGAGATGCGGCGGAAGTTGTTGTCGGTCTCATAAATCTCGGGCTCCATGAGCGTATCGGAAGTGATCACGAACGGCTTTGTGTCTGCCGCGTCGCCACCGTCAACCTCGCCCACGTACCAGACCATGACCTCCGCGGTCGGGTTCTCATCGCGAGCGAAGCAGACCACACCTTCATCGCACCATGCGAACCATGTGTCGGTCGCGGTCCATGAGTTCGACTGCACATCTGCCGGCGTCGTGGCGACCCCGCTCGTAATGGCTCCCTTCGCGATGAAGGTTGCCTTGTCGGTCCACGTCCCCGGTAGTCCACCCGTCACCCAGTCGCGATTCGGGATGAGGGCGAAAGCATCGGTGCCGCGCCCTAGCGAGGTGGTGAACTGGTAACAAAACTGGAAGCCGGTGTTCCCGTTGAGGCCGGTGCCGGGAACGTCGATGATAATCCACCCGCTCGTGATGTCTGCGGCGCCAGTCCTCCAACGGTTCAGGGCGTTCAGTCCGTCGAGTGTGCCATCGGTGCTCACCTCACGGATGGGCGCGCCCGTGTCGCTGCTCCCGTCGTACACTTCGACGACGGTGATGCCTGCCGGTCCCGTCGTGGGTCCGCCCGCAAGTGATCCACGCGACTCGCCAGTGAGCCATCGAATGAAGTTCAGGAAGCCGCCGGTCGAGTTCCCGGTGGCGTTGATTTCTTTGTAGAGTGTCAGTGCCATTTATAGAATTCCTAATAGTATATAAGTCTATTATATTATAATATAATTGTAAATTGTTGTATTTATTATATCCCGTCTAAGCCCACAGACGTAAGGAAGTTATTTAGTGCTTTTTTGGAGGCTTCCTCGCTGCTTGGTAGATTTTTTAGCTGATCTAGAGTTTCCTGGAAGGACTTACACTGAGGGGACTGTGCAGGTGCTAGTGGAGCTAGTATTGGAATAAACTGTAGTATTGAGAAAAGGAAGTCTTTTATGGTTTGCAGGGTAATAAGTACAGAATCAACAAACTCTCCATCAATAGCGTCAAAGAGTTTGTCTAGGCCCTCTTGGGCCAACTGAGGAAGCTGAGGGAGACCTATCAGGCAAAGGAGCCGGTTTACCATTCCAAGAATTCTGTCAACAACAGCCGTGCTTTCATTAAGATTTTGTACTTCAACCGCGAGGTTTTCCTCGGCGCAGTCCAGCACGGCACTTAGGGCAAACTGTCCTGGCTGATTTCCTTTTAACCTAGCCAAGGCAAAGGCGGTTAACCTGGCCTTAATGTTTAACCAAAGAGATATAACGGCATTTACATATTCTATCAAAAGAAATAGGACATCTCGTACCAATATAGGGACCCAAAGAAAGGGAAGGAAAGCAAGAATCTTATTTACTGCTTGCACTAACCCCTTAATACAGCTAAGAAGAGGAGCGGGGCTAAGCTGTGTAATGGCGTCCACGGCGGCCTGTACACAGTCCACAATAGCAAAAACTACATCTATTATGTCTAGTATTGGCGATATGGGAGCAAGCGCTGCATTTAGCTGACCAAAAAGAGCGTTTACTACTTCGATAAGATCTGGGTTTGTTATCTGAGGAAGGGTTGCGCACAACTGCTGCCCCACTGGAAATGTTACGCAGAGATCCCTTCCAACTAGGGTAACTCTTGTGCATAGAACATCTGATATAACTGGCATTCTATATTTCCTTGGAAGTCACTTGGTTTACTACACGACCCTGTATTTGAACCTGTGACCCACTAATAGAGACTAGGCCACTTGAGGTAATCTCAACTCCAGAACTAGCACTAATACCAATAGCTTTATTAATACCATCTAGTTCGATCCTAACTTCTGGATCGTCTTTGTACTCAATAAGTAGACGCTCTTTACCGGACTCTCTATCGTCAATGGAGCCCGCTCTGTCATCTATGTAGATAGTAAACTTCTCGGTCTCTATTGCTTTTACTTTAGCTCTTTCATCCGTGTCAACATCCGCGACGCGGGTTGGTACCTCATTGTCGTTCGCGGTGCCCCCAATTACTGACCTATCCGCAATCCCCCAGTGCCCTGACCAGTACACGGGGCGACTGTCGTCGTCATCAATAAAAGCAACAAGTATGTCTGCTCCTTCTTCTGGGACGAAGAAGGCTCCCCTCTGGTACGACCCTCCTCCCATAGTTCCCATAGGAAGAGCCCACGCAGACCTCGGTTCAATAAACCCAGGTATCACGAACTGGACCCTTCCTAACCCGGAAGGGTCTTTGTTAGATACCACTGTTGCTGTCTTTAAGAACATTGTACTTTATTAGGAATATTACTTGCTATTGCTCTACCGCGTCAGGGGTATTAGGATTACTTAGATTGTCTTCCGTAAGGTTAGGCAAAAGCTGATCGGCTGTGGAGGCCGCTCCATTCACAAGAGCGTTAGCCTGCTCCTGTAGGGCTGCCGCCTCATCAAAGAGCTGAACAGACTTTTCAAGAAATCCTTGCTTTTTCATCTCTTTAGAAGAAGCTCTAAGATCTTCAATCTTTTTATTTATTGCTTGTACGCCTTTTTTGCCTAACTCAATAGACGTAGCTATGGTGTCGGCTCCGCTCAAGGTCAGGGCGGTGTCAAAAAGCGAGCTTGCTAAGGTCTTCTTCTTCTTTAGCTTTTGGCTCACCCTGCCCCTTCGGTTCTGCTTATTTCCTGTTATCTGATCAAAGCCAGACTTTTTCCACCCGCTGTCTCCGTCCGCCTCTAGTTTCAAAGCACAAGTATAACCACCAGCCGTTCCTAGATTATGGACTACCTCTTTTATGTAGTATTTACCAGAAAGCCTTTTTCCCATACCAGAAACTAAAATAGTAGTCTTGGCAAGATATCCGGGGTCTCCAACAACAGTCATGTCCATTTTTACAGTTGTTTCTACGTAGCCTCTAAACCTAGCGTTAGCTAAAGCTTTAGCCTCTTTTTCTTTTACATCAGCATTTAAAACTTCTACTCTATCATCCGCTTTTATCTGCTGTATCTCTTCCTGCTGGGCAGCTATGTCACCAGCGCTATCTATAAGATAGTAATCCGTGCCTCCCTCCTTAGTAATGGGAAAGCTTATAAACCTATCTGAAGATATACCACTGCTTTCTGGGTATAAAGAAAGACCTCCGTCCTCGACTACTGTGTAGTCTCCAGGAGCAGCAGTAGGGTCTTCCTCTGGGATAAATACTTGGGACTCATCAATTGATAAAAGCCTATCCTCAGGATCTATAGCAGACCCGTAGCGGGAAGAGTACCCATCGGTGTAGTACTTGTCAGAGGTGCTTACTGAAGCTATAACGTTGAAGGGCTTTTTTGTTTCTGGATCTTTTCCCTTTACCCTAACAGCCCTTTTCTTCCCAAATATATTCTCATCAATGTTAAAGGATAGAATATGTCCGCTTCTATCAGTGTAGTAAGTAATCTCTCTAATAGGGTCCTGGTTCATCTTTCTTTTATGAAAGTGGAACCCGTCAAAGTCGATATAAAATTCAAAGCCAATTCTACGTGCTACCATCTTTAGCATTTGAGCATCCGTACGCCCTGCCTGGTGGTAGGTTCTTGGCTCCACAAAGCTCTCCTCAATAAACCGTATGTCTGGCCCATACCCATTTCTTGCGGATATGATACGTGCTACCTCTTCTGGGGCGCAGTTTTCATACACGTCTGTTCTGACCTTTTCTGCCATAAGAGTAGCCCCTCCCTTGGCCTCTACCCTTATCTGAGTATTACCGGACATAGTATGAATGCAGAGCCTACGCGTAGGCGACATGTTCCCAGGATAGCCCCAGGTTGCTTCTATAATGTTTCCTGGTCTAAAAACAGGGTTATCAAAAAAGTACAAGTCAAAGTTGTCTACTGTTAGAACAATGTCATCAAACTTCTTCTCGGAGTCAGTGTATACCATGTTTATCAGGCGTTTGCTAAGGTCTACGTCAAAGTAGTTTTTTCCTTCTCTCACCCTTATAAAAAGGTTTATAGAATTTCTTTTTCTATAAGTAGGGATGGAAACGCTCTCAGGCACTACTGCCTCCTCTCAGCAAGAATCTCTTGCTCCAACACTCTTAGCGATGGAACGTACACGACGGTTCCCGGCTCAAGGGCTACGGTCACGTCGTGAACAGCCACCGGCTGGAAGTCTGCTATAACCCAAAAAAGCTCCGCCGCGGACCTGTCAAAGGCCATTGTGCCGTTATAGTAGTAATAGGCTATTGACTCAAAGGTGTCCCCGCTTATTACTTTGTGCTCTATGTTATCTGGAAATCTTTTAAAAAAGTAGGGTATTCTTTCCGTAAGGATTATCTCTCCATCTGTAGAGAGCCCTCTCGTGCTGTTCCAATACCTGCTTTTTTCAAATAATGGCATACTAGAATAGTCCTAGGTCGGCTAGTGTGTCATTCAAGACACTCGCTTCTGCTCGTATGGTTCCATCACTAAGAACGTCGTTATGTACTAGGCGCTCTTCCCTTGACTCTTCAAAGACAACTGTGGCTCTAAACTGGCGGGTAGCCCCGTCCTGTGTAAACCTCTCGTGTCTTATATCAACTGACATAACCCGGCATACCATAGAGAATATGTTAGGCCAAACAAAAAGAACTTTAGGAGGAGCTGCCTGCACAATAGTGCTCGCTGCCTCGGGGTATACTAAAGAAAGTAGAACATTTCTAGCTGCAGCTATTCTCTGTAGACGGGTCTTGTCGAAGTCGTCGTCTATAACTATGTCGCCCACGGCTGTTCCTAGCCCCTCAATTTCCTCTAATTCCCTGTTGCCTAGGTCTATGGACGACGTACTGGGAAGAGACGTTGGATCAAGATTCTCAAAAACGGGGTCCGGCATAGTCTCATAGTGATTTGAGTGGAAGAACAAGTCAATAGTCATTGAGTGGTTCTCCGTGCCTACATACTGGTGGATCTTGTGGGATAGCCCAACAGGAGCCAGCTTTTGGTAGTTGGCCGAAACACGTTCGGGAAGCTGTGTAGGGTTAAACTGAGCCCTTAGGATGAACTCAGGGTACCCGAGCTTTACTAGGTACATCTTCTTTAGGGCTGTTGTTGCTATATCTCTACTCATTTGCTGGTCCCTCCGCTAACCCTGACCTGTTGTGAGCCTTCTCCTACTGCAGCCTGTCTTTCGGGCTCTCCCTGCACAGCGTCTTCTACCCCCAGTTGAACCATGTTATCCCTCATTGCGTTCCCTACTACCTTTCCATCTAGATACACGGCAAAGTTAGCATTTGATATGTTATCAGCAGCGATTTTCGTTGCTCTGGCTGCATCTACTCCCGCCGCGGTTTGCCTATTTACGGCGTCGGTCATCTCTTGCTGGGCGTTTGTAAGAAGTTGATTCTTTTCCATCATTTGCTTAAATAGAGCTTCGTTTGTAGAAAACTTTTCTAAAGCTTGCTTAAAATCCGAAGCAAAGGCCCCTTCGCCCTTAGCAAGAGCCTCTTGGGCTAGTTTTTTAAACCCTGCACTTCCTATCTTTTGTACATCTTCTCCCCCAAGGCTGGCATTAAGTACCTGCCTTTCTACCTCTTTTTCAAATATGGCATCAAGAGCTGTTCTTGAAGATGTGAGGGCTTGCTCTCTTTGCGCAAAGGCAAGCTGTGCTGGCTTTCCTAGTCTATCAAAGAATGCTTTCTTTGACTTCTCAGATACGTCTAGACCACCCCCTTCTCCAAATATATCTACGTTTTTAAGACCGGCTCCCACAAGGCCCCTCTTGGAAGTAATCTTATCCCTGTCTATACCCGCCAGGGCGTCGGAGATCTTGTCGCTAAGACCGAGGGTTCTATCCGCAAACGTACCTAGGGCAAAGCCCGCAGCTCCCGCGGCGGCAACAAGCGCGGCTGGACCTGCGGCGGCTGCCGCAGTTGCCCCTAGGCTACCCGCGCCCGCGCCAAAAGTACCCAATCCAATAGGAGCCCCTGAAGCCAGGGTTCCTAAAGTAGCGCTGCCTGCCGCAGAAATTCCAAGGCGAGCAAGTGCTCCCCCTGCAACAGCCCCTAACTTTGGCGCGGCGGCCGTGGCTCCCGCCTGCAGAGCCATCATAGCACCTAGCTGAGCA